TGAATGTATTCGGGCAAAATGGAAGGGAAAATCTATGGATGTTTTTTCAAGCTGTTATAGCAGTGTATCTGTTGATTTTGTCTGTGATAGATATTCGTTGGAAGAAAGTAAGTGTAAGAAGTCTTTTGATTTTGCTTGCGATTGCAGTTTTATGTCAGGTACTATGCAGCAAAGGAGAACTCAGGATGATGGTAGCCGGTGGATTGTGTGGAGGAGTCTTTCTTTTTTTAAGTTGGTTCACACAAGAGTCATTTGGTTACGGAGATAGCATATTGATTCTGATCCTTGGAATTTTATCTGGTGGATGGAATCTTCTTTGGCGAACAGATGGCTAGGAATTTGTGCAAAGAAAAGGGAATTGACGCAGATAAGGCTTTTGAGTCATTTAAAAGCCAATTAGGAATGTGATACTAATTCTTGCAAGATTATGTATATAAAAATGAATTATGGAGGTAAATTCTATGTTTAACACAGGTAATTGTGCATCCGTTCCGCTTGTAGCGAACATTGACGGAAACGGAAATAACAATGGATGGGGCGCAGAAGGCTCATGGTTATGGTTCATTATCGTTATCTTCGCTATCTTCGGATGGGGTGGATTCGGTAACGGATTCGGAGGAAACGGAATGAATGGTGGTGTCGGAAGCGAAATCCAGCGTGGATTTGATAATCAGGCGGTTGTGTCAAAACTTGATGGCATTACAAACGGACTTTGTGACGGATTCTATGCAGTGCAAACAGGCATGAATGGCATCAACACAAACATTTTGCAGACCGGATTCGGCATCCAGCAGGCTATCAATGCTGATACAGTCGCTAACATGCAGAATACAAACGCATTACAGTCACAGCTCGCAAACTGCTGCTGCGAAACAAGAGAAGCTATCCAAGGCGTAAACTACAACATGGCAACTAACACTTGCGCGTTGCAGAACACCATGAACAGCAACACGAGAGACATTATCGACAGTCAGAATGCAGGAACACGCGCTATTCTCGATTATCTATGCAATGAAAAAATTTCTTCCTTACAGGCAGAAAATAATGACCTTCGTAGAGCAGCTTCACAGGATCGTCAGAGTGCATTACTTACAACTCAGATGGCAGCTCAGACACAGCAGATTATCAATGCAGTAAATCCGTCTGCTATCCCGGCATATGTTGTACCTAACCCAAATGCTTATGCATATGGATGCGGATGCAACACCGGTTGTGGCTGCTAAAACTAAATAATTGAGTATCTTAATTGAGTTTAACTCGATCATGTCTGCTAAGCAGTATTACTTATAACCAAAGGGCAGACTGTAATGTTTGCCCTTATTTTATGGAAGAGAGGTAAAAATAATGGAAGTAACAGGAATTGCATTACAAACCGTTGCCGCTGGAGAAGATGTGGTATTTACAGAAACAGCGGTAAATGGAACAAAATGTATCGTACACAGACAGGGAAGTGGAATTATCAAGCTAAGAGGTATCACAAATCAGTGCAAAGCGAGATTCCTTGTGTCGTATTCCGGCAACATTCAGATCCCGACAGGCGGAACAGTCGGAGAGATTTCTCTTGCAATCGCGGTTGATGGAGAACCTTTGCAGTCAACAAAGATGATCGTAACCCCTGCGGCAGTTGAGAATTTCTTTAATGTATCAGCACAGGCATATGTTGATGTACCTTGCGGTTGTTGCAGTACCGTAGCCGTGCAGAATACGTCCGCGCAGGCTATCGAGGTGCAGAACAGTAATTTGATTGCAGTAAGGGAGGCTTGATATTATGCATAAATTTGCGAAACAGATTATGGATTGCGTGAAAGCCCACGTTGACGGCATCGGAATCGAGAATTTTGAAGGACAAAACCTTGATGATCTCAAGGATTGGACAGATATTGCAAAGAATATCGTATGCTTTGACAAAGACTATAACATTGTTGAAGCAATGAAAAAGTCTGAAAATAACGAGGATATTATGCGTATGCTTGAACAGTACGAGGATTATCCAGACAGAAGATTTTACGACCATTACCGCTATGCAAATGGCAGATTCGCACCGAAAGGACGTGGAACACGCAGAGGATATGTAGAACCTCCATATTATCATCAGATGCCGGAAGATTACCGGGAATGGGAAAATATGTCGGATGCAGAGCGAATGAGAGACCTTGACAGAATGAGTATGGGAAAGATGTATTATTCAGAGCCTATGAGCGGAAATAACGGCATGAGTACCGGTACTCACGATGCAAGAGAGGGCAGAGCCGGTATGAGCCGGAGAAGCTACATGGAGACAAAGGAAATGCATAACGGAAATTCACCGGAAGATAAGGACGCAAAGATGAAAGAACTTGAAAAGTACATGAAATCTCTTTCGGAAGATGTGACAGAACTGTTTTCCGGTATGTCCCCAGAAGAGAAACAGTTGACCAAGACAAAGCTGACTACGCTTGTCACGAAAATGTAATAGAGAGGGCATTTTGCCCTCTTTGTTTGCGAGGTGGTAAATTGTTCACAATAAACAATGAAATTTGGAATTTGGTCAAAGTATCACGTTACAGCGATATGCTACAGAGAAGTGATGGAAGCAGAACAGTAGGCATGACCGACAGAGACACGAAAACGATATATCTTGCGGATGATCTACGCGGAAGATTCCTTGACCGTGTGTTATGCCACGAATTATGTCATGCGTTCTGTCTTTCGTATAATGTATACATGGATATTGATACCGAGGAAATTGTAGCGGACTTCTTGGCTACATACGGAAGAGAAGTATTTGAAATAGCAGACAGACTATTGATTGAATTTATGGAGGTTGTTGCATAATGGATAAAATTTCAGAACTCTTACAGTACGTGCACCGGACGAATCCGGAAATGACTAGGGAAAAGCTGATAGAAGAGTTAAGTAAAAGTGATTATGCGGCGCGGTCTTTGATTTTTACGAAAGAAAACATCGTTGCGCTAGGGCAAAAATAAATCCGGCGGTTTGAATCGCCGCCGGATAAATATATTATTCGTTTGGTAACAAGTCTGTTTTGCCATTTGTAAGGAACTTTGCGCAACACGCGAATCCAGCAATAAAAGCCGCTTCTTGAATGTCGCAAACACCATCCCTTATCTTATCGCTAATGTCGTTATACAGTTTTTCGCTCAACACATCCTTAAGGCTGTCAACCGAATCATACATCTTGTAGCAAGCAGAATTGATAATTCTTACACTCTTTGAATTGTTTACATCGTTTGTGTCTAAAAAGTTTTCATAAGCAATTTTTAATAATTCTTCCATTTTAGTAGTCTCCTTCTTCTGTTAATAAATAGTTGATATATCCTGTCGCAAGTCTGGCAAGGCTTTTACTGCCATCCAACAAATCCAATTTGTACTCTGGCCTATAGCCAAACCTCTGTACATAGAACTTTTCTTCAAGTTCTAAGTCGTAAATGTCAGATAGCTCCACGAGAATCTTGTGATATAAAAATTTTCTCGTCCACCCAAACTGTTCCATGATAATTTTTAATTTCCAATTATTTTTTCTGAACCACGCTCCGCGTGATGCGTCCAATTGCTGTTTTGAAATGTAACAATCTGCAAATAGGTCATCATTTTTCGGCAATGCCGCCTGTGGTTTCTTTATGGCTTTCTCCATATCGGTAAAACGTTTCACGTATCGGGCAGTAAATACGATGCCTTTTTCTCCGTTGAATTTGTTTGCAAGAAAATCACATCCTAACTTGGTTACTTTGTAGCACTTGTTTTCTTTTCCGGATTCATCTTTGTAGGTAGATGGAATGAAATAATCACTCGCACCTAAATTGTGGTGAGTCAAAATTTCAATGATTCCTGCAGTATGTTTTCCCCTTACATCCTGTCCTTCCAATTTTCTTAAAACTCTGTCGTGACGCATTTCCATCATTTCTGCAATCTCTAAAGTAGTGATGGTTTGTTCTATTTGTGCCATATTTGTGCCCCTTTCTGTAACTTATCAATTACTGTTGTAACTCTTTAATTACATTATACGGTTTATTTTGTGATTGTCAAGTATTGTTTGTAATTAAATAATTGAATAATAAATTTATTTATGATATTATTGAAACACGTCAAGAGAGAGGAGGCGGTACATTGTTTGCAAAAATCGTAAAACATACGCTTATTGAAAAGGAATTAAGAGTGACCGATCTAGCAAGACTTATTGACACCAGCTCACAAAATCTTTCGCAAAAAATGAAACGTGACAACTTTTCAGAAAAGGAAATGCGGCAGATTGCGGATGCATTGGGGCTTGATTTAGAAATTGTAATGAAAGAGAAGAAATAAGAAAACCCGCCTAACTGGCGGGTTTTTGATGAAAGAAAATTTTTCCAGCGCCCCAAAAAATATTTCGTAATTTTTTTGTACCCCCCTGGGGTAGCGTTTTTGGGGTCAAGATTCCATTTTCACGGATTCTCAAAAACGTGTAACAAACATGCAATTATCTGCGATATCCCGCAAATAACACAAATACACTATATGCTATGCCATATATAGATAATCCATTGATGATATTTGATGATATTGCCGATCACAGGCAAACGCCAGAAGACGCCTGCCCGGCTATAGTTATAGTCTAGCATAAACCGCATTTTACCACTTGTCAAGATAGCTTTTCCCATCGTACCGGCTGTAAGTGCGTGTTATGTTTTCCGGTCTTTGCGTGATCTGTAACCAGTCACCGCCACGCTGCGCGGTTATTTTGATTTTTGCAGACTCCACCCATTCCACGCCCTCAAACTTTGAGTAGCCGCACATTTTGCCGGATATTTCCAGATAACCAAGTGCAGACACCCGGCACATGATTTCCCTTTTTCCGATATACTCATATTTTCCCATCTTTCCCACCTCCTTGTGTTACGTTTATTTGTCAATTTGCGCATAGAAACCGATTTCCATGTAGTCCGCGCTCCCGGAATCGAACCGGAACGGATGCACCAAACACGCGAAATAGGGCGGAAGAGTACCGCCTTAAATTACAACAAAATCCCCTTGGAATCCTGTTGTTATAATCATTTTTCCGTCAGATCTGCGGTACACAACGCCGCATCCGTCCGCAAAAGTTGACCACACGAGCCATCCGGGCGGTGTGAGGTTTTCACCGGTTTTATAATCCAGGAATGAGTAACGCGGAATAACGCCACTTTTTTCTTGATCTAGCGCGTTGTTAATTGCTTGCGATTCTGTCACAAGCACAACGCCGTTTTTTGCGTGCAAAACATAGTTATTTTCATTCATTTTTTATTTCTCCTTTTCAATTTCATAAAACCGCCGCCGGTAGTGATCCGGCGGGCATCCTCTGCGGCGGCTATTGTTCGATTATTTCAAAGCATTTTTGTATTTCTTCTAGGCTGTGGCAGCATTCCCCGCCGGGATAACGATACACAGCCATATAATCGCCACCTCCTAGAGGTTGCATATCTTTTAGATATGCTCTATATCCTCCGTTTCCTTTTATAATCTTTGGGTATCCGTCTTTCCTCATTTTTTCAATTCTTGTCATGTCCTTATTCCTCCATATTTTCAAAATTTCCCGGTGATCCGGGTAAAAGCAAGCCGGGGAATCGAACCCCGGAAGCGCCAACCTTGCTAATTAATTATTTTGCTTTTGCAGCGTGTTTTGTAAGCTCTCTGTAAAGCAGATTACATGCTGTCGCTTCTGCCTTATCCTCTGTATATCTGCCTTTTTCATATTCTGTCTCGTCTAAAATATCAGCAAGCCAATCAACGGCAGAGCCAAGAAAAATATCATCAGAAATAGGGAAAGCTGTAGGAAGTCCTGCCATCCAGTCGCAAAACAAAGAATATTTACTAATTCTTCCGGCTCTATACTGACAATCATATTTAACTTTCTCGTTCTCAAAAGCCGTTAAAATGTCTTTGCATATGTCGTTGTAGTCTGTCTTTGCTTCCTTGTTGTCATATGTGTAATATTCCTCTGCTGCTTCGTAGCTCTCCATGATTGCGTTTTTAATTGCTTCCATTGCTTCTTTGCTGTTTGTTCTTCTCATTTCTTTTTACCTGTGCTATAATATAGCTACCTTTCTTTTTTGATTGGTGGCGGCGTATGCTTGGGGGCGTGCCGCCTTTTTGCTTTCTGTGCTTCATTTGATGCTTGTATCATATCACTAAATTTAGTGACAGTCAATAGTAAATATCACTTTTTTTAGAAATATTTTTCTTGACTTTTCCAGATAGGAAAAGTATGATTGATTTAAGAAAATCTATATAGAAAGGAAGGTACGCAATGCTAAAATACAGATTTGATGTAGGGGACGCGTTGGAGCGCATCGGCTTTAACTCCTACATGGCTAAAACAAGCGGATTGTTAAGTCAAGAAACGCTCAAAAAAATAAAACGTGAGGACACAAATATAAATGCAAAGAGCATTAATAATCTTTGTCTGCTTTTGGATATGCAGCCGAAAGACATCTTTATATATGTAGAGAGTCCGGAAGATTTGGAACTGAAAAAGAAATTGCAAAAAAAATAAAATATCACTTGTAAAAGTGATATATGTGTGTTATAGTATAGACAGATCAAAGGAATAGAGCAAAGGCGAAAGCCAAGGAGGGAACAACCATGGAAATTAGCAAAGATTTAAGCAGAGAAGAAATCACAAAAAATGTAAATATCTTTATGGGTGGAGTAGACAATCACAAAATATGGGGGCCACATTATATCGTGCTCATGGATTGGACGGAAAACAATGTGGAAGCAAAGAGACGCGAGTACCTCGGAGCGGATCTGAAATTGATTCCGCACGATTATTCGGGTGGCGAATATGAGTATATCGTGGAAGCTGAAACGTTTGACAGAAATAGATACAGTGACAAGTCCGGGGATTATTACGACAAAAGCGACGTCGCAGAGATGATTGTAAACGCGATTATGAAAGATTTTGAAGAATACAAGAAATTCACAAAAAATAAGGGGGAATAAATCCCCCTCCTGCGACGCGAAATACCTCATAAAGTGAGTATTTCAAAACATCTCATGTTGCGGTTTAAGTGCGCCGCAAAAGTATAATAGCACAGTTGGATTGTGGAGTCAACAAGAGCATATGAAAGGAAACAAACATGAAAAGAAATGATTTTAAAAAGATTATAAAAATTAGAAGTCAGTGGCAATTTACAGGAGATAATTATAAGTTGCCAAGCGGTGAGCCGATTTCCGTATATGTTAGAAAATTGGTTGAATCGCAGATGAATGTTGATAGCTTGGCAATATTGAAGAATGGGGATTTATCTTTTGCAACCGGTGGAGAATGGAACGATACAGCGAAAGAATTCGAAAATTATATGTTAATGCCAGCGTTTCAGGAAAATGAGACTTGCGAGTTTGACGAAATGGAAAAACGTATTGACGCATTGGTTTACGAGCTGGTTCAGAAGCAATAAGAACGTAATTGAATATTTTCAAACAAAGGGCAGCTTTTCCGGCTGCCTTTTCTTTTTGCCATGTCCAAAATAAACAACGCGTCCGGGAATATCTTACAAAATCTCCAAAAACCGTAAACAAACTATAAAATTTTTCTTAATTTTTTATAAACAAGGCTAGGCTCATTAGGTCTTTGATAAGTCAAAAAATGATAGAATAGTATCAGTTTTTACAAAAAATCGTCTGACAATCGTATGACATAAGGCGACACAATCGTCTGACGTCGCTTTTTCAGAACTATGTTTCTCTTTCTCTATCTTTTTCTTAATCTTTTAAATTAATAATAATACACTGTATCTAAAGCCTGTAGGTTTATAGTAAGTGTATATCCGCATACGCGCGCGGCGTAAGTATATAATACCACCGTAAAAAATTAAGGCTTGACTTTAATCCCGGAAATAGTGTATACCAAAAGCAGAGACATTAAACAGATTGGGGGTGTGAATATATGCAGGATGTAGAGAATGTAGATATTACAAGGCTTATAGTGGATCTAGGTACAGTGCAGATATACACATCAACTGTACAGGATTTAATAGACAACGCTTGTATAGAATTTCACATCGAAGATTTGTTAAAAGCTGGACAGAGACAATGGAAAGCTGTTATGCAGTATGTTGGTATGCATCTATTCCCTGATACATCGGTACTAAAAGACAAGAGCTTGAAACCTCTTGGTAATGCAACTATACCGACTAATTGTAACAGATATGACAGAGAGGTATTATATAAGCTTTGTGATTATTATATATATCTCTCCAATGTGTATAGCAAGTTGGTAAGTACAGTAGCATTCAGTTATTTTTGTAATATACCAACCAACACAATGGATATATGGAGTACAGAAGAACCAAGTTCGTTGGCTTTCAAGATGTGGCAAAAATTACAGCGATCTCGTAAGGATTGCATCCTAGATCGTGCGTATGATTCCAACAGCCCTGTAGGCACTATGTTCGTGGGAAATAACGAATTTGGCATGAATCAGCCAGGCATTGGAGATAATGCCACCCAAAGAAGGGCAATCACAGCGCAGGAGCTGCCAAGACTGGACGAGAAAAAGAGCCAAGAATTGCACGCAATTGATACACAATTCACAGATGCAGCGGTAAATAATACGGTTTAAATTGTTTGTGATTATTCTACAATTCACAAATGCAGTAATATCAAGGGTTGTAGCGTTTTAACTATTCGTGAACTATTCGGAAAAGTTAGGTTTTGCGAATAGTTACAAGGGTATAACATGAATTGTATTAAAACAATTTGATTTTCACACAATGACAACAAAACGAAATGGAAAATATTTTAGATTTCCATGTTTGCAAGAAAAGGATGGGGAGGGGGTCTGACAGAAAGACCACAGGGCGGCTACTAAGTCCCTTAAATACCTCAAAAAATAAAAAGCCACTTACAACACCCATTGACTTTCATCGTAAATAGGCTATAATAAATTTATAACAATTCACTTTCACGTTGCGAATCGCAACTAAATTTCCAAAAATTTTTTAAAAACAAAAAAGTGTTTCGGACAGGAGAATGACATATGACCGGAAATGAGTACCAGAAATTAGCCATGCGGACGAAAAACCACAAGGCGACAGAAAGAATTTCGGATAAACTCGATTTGCTTAAATTTTGCAAAAAGAACAATATCGCATCTGCGTTGCAAGATTATGACCTTGGCGGCATCTTCAATTCTTGTTTGGGGTTATCTAGCGAGGTTGGAGAATTTAACGACATAATCAAAAAATGGATTTTCCATGAGAAACAGCTTAATATTGACCACGCAAAGAAAGAAGCAGGCGATATTTGCTGGTATCTTGCAATGCTTTGCGAATCCTTCGGCTGGAGCCTTGATGAAATCATGCAAATGAACGTAGACAAACTTAAGGCACGTTATCCGGAAGGGTTTGACATTGAAAGAGCAAACCACAGGGCGGAGGGCGATGTGTAATGGCAAGCTGCAGCAATGAGTTGATGAAAACCGAGTATTCCGAAACCTTTGATGAAAAACGCAAAGGATTGATTGAACAGTCGTATTACAAATACGGACCGGCAAGAATGAACTTTTCTACCGGAAATGTGGATGCAATCGAAAGTTTGAAAATGAATCTTTCCAAGTTTGAAGAGACCGGGAATCTTGAATATCTGTGCGACGTTGCAAATTATGCCATGTTCCGGTTCATGTTTCCGCAACAGGGCGAATACTTCAAACATACGAATTCTGATGAATCTGCCGGACTTTTCGGCATGAGCGTGAATGAAATGGAACGGTTCAAACAGGAACACAGCTTCGAGGATGGGGGATATTGATATGATTTTAAAGATAATCGCAACAGCGACAGATGCCCTCGTAATGCTGGGACTTATGAGAGGACAGGTAAAACAAAAAGACAATTCAAACGCAATGGGGTATTTGCTTTCATACGCGATTTTTGCAATGAATATTATGGTCATTTGGAAATGATGGGCTATCGCCAAGCGGTCTATGTTTTGGCTGAAATACGATGCTTGTCTATTGCTCTGCAATAATTTAATTCGGAGTAGAACCATGGAAATAGGCTTGCATGGTAACATTGAGTTGCCGGTGAAATGCTGTAAACCGGATAGTGCAAGGCATAGCACGATAAACATTATTGCTAACCGTCTGATGGCGGTTATGGGGATTTAATTCAGTGGCAAAAGACACGGCTTATATCCGGGTTGTCGCGGGTTCGATTCCTGCAATCCCCACAGGTGATGTTGCCAGTACACCCCTAGTGTGTTTATTACAGAAATGCAGGTGCTAATCAATATACCGGTTAAACTTAGCACAGGTAACTGGATTGAGCGGTTGTCATTCAAAAGATGGCGGTAACCGCTGACTAAAAGAACCTTGCACTTAGTGTAGTGTGGAGCAAGGAAAAACGGAAACTACACGACATGGCTTGTTAGCTGAGATGGATTAGCGACAGACTGAAAATCTGTATAGGGCGGCTCGATACCGCCACAAGCCATTGAGCGGTGTTAGTAGCACCGTGCCATTCTGAAACGCAAGGAATGGTTCGGGTAGGGAACTTCCATGCCCGGCACGTGCAGATATAATCCTAACTGGTAAGGAAACTGTTTGCTAAACAGTCAGTAGCCGGAAACGGTGTTTCGGTTCGAGTCCGAATATCTGCGTTTATCCTTATCTCCACTTAGTCGGGTGCTACTGCAATAGTTCCGGTCGATGGGAGACTTATGGATGGTAGCGGTATCATTGGTAACAGAAAACCCTTCCGTGATTAGAAATTGCAGATTTGAAAGCGGTTGGCATGGTTTTGTCTGACAGGGTTCGATTCCCTGTGTCGCTATTTGATGATAAAAACATTGTGGAATATTTATATCAAACAAAAGACACGGAATCTCACGAGGATTCCGATTTTTGCTATGATTGAGGTGTAATATGTGTGATTTTTGTCGGAATAAAAAGAAAATCATTGATGGTAAAGGAAATTTAGTCCTTTTTGGAGCTGAAAATAACATGATTTTCGACAATAGCGATGGGAAAGAGGTTGCAGGAGCCGTAAAAATTAATTTTTGCCCTATCTGCGGAAGAAAGTTGGTGTGATATGTGTGAATTTTGCGAGAAAAAATTTCCTATCATAACGCATTATGGCAAATTTAAGATTGATAAGTTGTCAAATAAACCTGTAATTACATGCGACTTGAATAAATGTCCGCCCTTTGCGGTGTGTAGTAGTAAAGATATGAATGTTGAAATGGTAATGAAAATAGCTTATTGCCCTATCTGCGGCAGAAGGTTGGTGGAATAGTGACTAAACCGATATACACATATACTTCGATTCACATAAAAGAGGCGTTTCAATTTGAACAGTTGCTTGAAAATATTTTTAAGGGAATGAACGTTTCATATAAGAGAAAAAGTGAGTATATGGAATTTGAAACAGATAAATTCACTTTGATATGCGCGCCTTTGTTTTTAAGCAATTGCTTGCCATACAAGTGGTGCTCATGCCTTATCATTGACCTTGACTATTCAAAACTTCCGTTTGCAGCATATGACAAGGTAGATTATGCGACAGAGAACATTTTGCATGAAATACATCCAGACACAGAAGTTATTGACAAAAACGATTTTATGAAAATTATTAAAAAAATGTACGAGGCATAAAAGTGAAACCATTAGAAGAAATATTTTTTAGAGCTTGCGTGAATGAACAGAAAAGAAAATTGCATTCAAGCAATCGAGAATTGAGCATAAGAACTATTGGAAATATTTTTGAAAGGCTTGGATTTTCGTACAAGCAGTTAATGTATTATGTAAGAAAGTGGTGTGACAAGGGATTTTATGATTACGGAGTAACACTTGACTTGGGATGGTTTGAATTTGACAAACTGACCGGAAAATATAAGCGGATTTATGATTCTATGACAAGTACGGACGGATGGGAAGATGGGGAGTTGGCAAATTATATTGTCAGAAATTCTTTTAAGCGAGATAGAATAACACCACTTGATATTCTATATATGTACGGATTGGTTTGAAAGGTGGTGGAATGATGAAGCAGGAAAAAGAAATTTTATGCACATGTATTAATCATGAAAATTGTCCATTAGACCCGGTTAGTTGCGGATGTTCAATAGAAACTACGACTTTTGAAGATGCTTGTATGGGTAAAAGAACATTCATTCCGGGAATCGAATGTGATAAGTGAGGGATTTATATGAAACATCAAAAAGAATGGTGTACTTGTGATCGTTGTGGTGCTGAAATTGAAAAAGGGATACTGTGTGGAAATTTGATTACACAGAACAGCGTTTTTAATACTGTATACGACTTGTGCCCTAAGTGTATGGAAGATTTTAAGGAGTTTATGAGAAATGACCGTTAATATGGGAACCAAAACCTATGAAATGAGCCGAAAGCAGACAAAAGCTATTCTTGGAACGGCTAAGAAACTTGCAAATTGCAACATATACGGTATTGAAAAAGGCAATGTGGTGATTATGCTGAATGAAAAGTATGAGGACGATATGAGCCTTAAAAAAGCCGTAGAGGAGTATAAAAAGAAAGGGTTCAAGGTGCATTGGAAATGAAAACACTAGTTGATTTTATCAAAAATTTGAAATCTTTTTATCAGTTTTATAAAGATTATAAATATAACGGTGCTGAATGTGAGTTTATTATCCAGAATTATCAAGAAGTTTTATGTAGCCGAACAAAAACTATGAGCAAGCCGACATATTATGCAAATTCCGTTATCGGAGAGATGGATAGGTGGTATGAAGATTCTTGGAAATCTATGTATAAATGCGAACCATTTGAGCCAGAAGAAGAAAAAATTATGATAAAATCCGATGGCAAAACCGCACAAGTGTTTATTGACGGCAAAAAAGTAAGCTGCACGGACATGGAGTTGCATTTTATCGCTCATGCAAAGCAAAGTCCAATGATTAAAGTTGATGCACGATGGCATAAAACGGATGAAAACGGAAATGCAATTCTGAATGAGGATAAGACTGCGATATTAACAGAGGGTATAAAAATAAATTGTTGAGGGGGCGAGATTATGAAAATATCAGAGATGAATATTTCGGTTAGATTATACGCAATTTTACACAAACACGGAATTGAAGCCATTGAAGATATGAGTAATTACACACCCGATGACATCATTCGTTGGAAAGATATTGGAAGGAGAACATTAGAAGAATTATTAAGTACAATGAAAAGCAATGGCATCAAGTTTAAAGGAGAATAAATCATATGAAGAAGAAAATTTTAGTAGTAATGTTGGCAGTTGGAATGGTAGCAACATCATTAACTGGATGTGCTTTCGAAACTGAATCAAAAAAGGTTACATATAATATGAAACAGGAAGCTGAGAACTTTAATGTTCTTAGAAGATTTGCAGTAATCAACACTCGTACTGATAAGGTTGAGTTTGAAATGATTGGTGCATTTAGTAGAGAGGATGCAACAGATGATCAGGTGACACTTGTTGTAGAGATGGAAGATGGTACATATAAGAGACATATTATTGGACTAAATGAAGATACGATGTATGTCATTGAGGATTTAGGTGGTGCTGAAGTGAATAAGTACAAGTATGAGGTTAATTATATTCCAGAGTCGATTGTACCATTTGAGATTACAGATAAAAAGTAAGCAAAAGAAACCGAAGTTTCCTTCGGGTGATAAGAAAATGAGAGAATACATAAATGTACTTGAAAACAGAATTGATGAATTAGAGAGATAATCAGACCAAGAAAATAGTCTTTAAATAATTTCCGAAACACTAAGAGGTGCGTACAATATTGGTGTGCTAAGAATAGCTTTTACTACTGACTACGCATATTACCGGCTACAGATTGATTGTAGTCGCTAACCTAGAAAAATTATAGGCAGAGGTCAAGGCACTTCTGCTTTTTGCGGAGGTGCTTTTTATTTGGCTTCAAAGCAGTTAATCAATGCAGTAAATGGATATGAAAATTACATAAAGAAAAACGGAATAGATGAACAGGTAATTAATGCCTATGTAGATGCTTGTAGCGTAGCCATAAACGGAGAGAAAGATATTGAGTATGGATTACAACTTACAGAAAGGGCAAAAGACATTATAGAGCGCTTCTGCAAGGATAAAACAGGTGGTACGATTTGGGATTTGGAAAAATATGCATTCGACCACAAAACCGCATATGATCTGATAAACAAAAAATATGAGATTTTGTTACTTGAAGCCCAAAACAAAATAGTTGACAGCTATTTTCAGTACATAGAGAAAAAGCGTGAGCCTAAAGACCGATTTTATATGCCACGCAGGAAACAACTAATCAAAATCGGACTTGTGGACGCATTGCAAGGCATGATTGATGATAAATACGACATATTGTGCGTGAGTCTAGTGCCGGGAGCTGGAAAGAGTACGATTGAGAAATTTTTTCATTCGGCAGTTGCTGGTTGGTTTCCAAAAGACTACAGCCTATTTTATTCGCACAGTGGCGATATTACACGAATGTACTACGATGGGGTATACGACATTGTTACCAATAATGATGATTATGCATGGCATGACATTTTTCCTAACCTATCAGTTACAAGCACGAATGCCAAAATGGAGCAATTCAATATTGGCAAATACAAACCTTTTCCGTCTGTACAGTGTACTTCTGTAGGAAGTAAGAATGCTGGTAAAGTCCGTGCGAGTAAATTTTTGCTAGTTGATGATATGATAGGTGGAATTGAGGAAGCCTTAAATCCTACAATACTTGATAAATTATGGAATAAATACGCAGTAGACGCAAGACAGCGTAAGACACAAGATACAGACGGAAAGCCGTGTAAAGAGATACATATTGCCACTCGTTGGAGCGTACATGATGTTATCGGACGTATTCAAAATATGTATATTGGAAATCCGAGAGTCAAAACAATATCGGTTCCTGATGTAGACCCAGTGACAGGGGAAAGTAATTTTGATTATGAGTATGGCGGTTTTACGAAAGAGTTTTTTGCCGACCAACAATTACTCATGGACGAAATCTCTTACCGATGTTTGTATAAACAGGAGCCTATTGAACGTGAGGGATTACTATTCCCGGATGATAAAATCCGCAGATACCTCAATCTGCCACACGGAGAACCAGAAATTGTTACAGCTCAATGTGATACTAAAGGCAAGGGAACAGACTATTTTGTTATGCCTGTGCTTCAAAAATATGGGGACGACTATTACTGCGTTGATTGCGTGTGCGATAATACGGCAGACTATGAAATGCAGTATGAAAATGCGTCAAACATATTGGTCAACAATCAGGTACAAGAGTGTGAGTTTGAACGTAATGCCGGTGGTGACAGAGTGGCTATGGAAGTTAATAAGCGAGTTGAAAATAAAGGATGGATATGCAACATCACTGATGTACCGACAGAGACAAATAAGGAAGCACGTATTTTTCAGTGTTCTAACTGGATTTTACAACATATTATTTTCAAAGATCAATCACTTTATAAGCCTAATGAGCCATATGGAGTGATGATGTCATTATTAAAGCAATATTCGGTATCGGGCAAGAAACAATTAGATGATGTGCCGGATGTTTTCTCAAACTTTGCGTTAAGAATTACAAAAGGAAACAGGATAAAGAAGACAGTAATAATATCAAGTCCGATATAAGAGGAGGGTTTGTATGACAACCAAGGATTATTTGAACCAAATAAGCAGACTCAATAGAATGATAAATAATAAGCTGTCAGAGATATCACAGCTTAGAGAACTTTCCCACAGCATATCGGCGGTAAAAAATGAAGAAAGAGTAATGTCGTCATCTGACCCAGATAAAATAGGCTCTACATACGCCAAAATTGACGAAATGGAGCATAATCTTGATAACATGATAGATGAATACATTGAAAAAAAAGACTTGATTATAGGGCAAATAGACGGCATAGAGAATGAAGATTGCTATAATATTTTGTTTTCAAGATATATCGAAAAGAAAACTTTTGAAGTCATCGCTACAGAAATGAAATACTCATGGAGGCAAATTATCAGACTTCACGGAAAGGCTCTTAAAGCATTTGAAGAAAAATATGGTAACACGTATTTAAAGATGTCATAGAATGTCATATTGCTCCAATGATATACTGTATTTGTAAGAAGTTACAAAGATGTTTTTCATAAACACATTCTTCATCAAAAGCACCGTTGCTTAATTGTGGCGGTGCTTTTTGTTATGCAACGAGGTAAAAATATGAATTTTTATATGAATAAAGATAAATCAATCATGTGCCCGAACTGTCATAAGTTTTTAACTAAAGCAGACAGCAAAGACCCACGAACGCATAAACTGTCCTGTAAGCACTGTCGCAAGTGGATTTGGTATGTACCTAACAATGATGACGATTTTCAGATTAAGGAAATACCGGACAGAAGAAGTTCGAACGGCATGAGATTTTATTAGAGGTGTAGGCAATGCAGGCAGGAAGAATTGTCATATATACAGGCGCAAAAGAAATAACGTCTGACAATATAATACCAATTTTGCGTGAAGCAATTTTGGAACATGATATCAATTCTAATAGAATACAGTTTCTTCTTGATTATGACGCAGGAATACAGCCAATAGTTAGGAAGAATCCAAAGACTTACAGACCAGACATTGACTGTAAGTGTTGTGATAATGTGGCTAATGAAGTCACGGAGTTTAATTTAGGTTTTAAGTGGGGAAATCCTATAACGTTAGTTCAAAATGGCGACAATGAGGATTCTAACCTTACAAAAGCTATAGCGGAATTAAACAGTTGCTACGAATCACAGAACGCAAGACAGAAGCAGCAGAAACTTGCAAGATATGTTGAAATCGGTGGTGTTGGATATGTCCTCATTGATGTAAATACAGAATACGAGGATGGGGAAAGCTATTTCACATATAATGTATTAGACCCAAGAACAACATTTGTTGTAAGGTCAACCGCCTACAGCGACAAGAGAGTTGTTCTTGCTGGGACATATATAAAAGATAAACACAGCGGTACCAGGTATTACACTTGTTTTACCAAAGATACGAGATATGAAATTACCGACGGAATAAAAATCACTAACGGAAAAAATAAAGGGAAAACAAAATGGGGGTTTTTGGAGAGAAGCGGAGAAGAAAACCCACTGCATAAAATTCCTATCATTGAATACACAAGGTCATTTGATAGAATGGGCTGTTTTGAACGGCAAATATCTGAAATGGATAACTTAAACCTACTCATTTCAGATTTTACAAATGATGTCGAACAGAATACACAGGCAGTATGGCATACAAATGATGTTGATTTCCCAGTTGAACAAGAAACAACAGTTGATAAAGATGGAACGCAACGCATTACTGAAAAAGTAAGGAAACCAAAATCTGGAGAATGGATGCAGACCTACACATCAGCAGATGGCAAAACTCCAATAGTTGAGCCACTTGCAATTAATTACGATTACACAGGTATGCTTAATAATATCCAATCAAGGCGGCAGATAATCTTGCAGAAATGCAATGTACCACAACGAAATGATAACAGTGGTGGTAGTACAGGAGTTGCAATGTCAGACGCAACAGGTTGGTCACAGGCTGAGACAGCGGCAGCAAAACAGCAATTAATTACTGATGGCTGCAAAATGGAAGAAATAAAAGTTGTTCTTGCGGCTATTAAGTTTTCAAACAATGTTAGCAGAAGTAACCCATTACTTAAATTAAGGGCAAGAGATGTAAAGCCTAACATTAAGCGACAAAAAACTTATGAAATGTCAACCAAGGTTAATGCCATGGCAACATTGATAAGCCACGGATTTAGCCTTAAAGATACAGTTGATGCAATTCCATTCTTTGATGACCCTAACGATGTTGTAGCGAGAAGCGGAGAGATGGTTAAGGCATATCAAGACAGTATAATCAACAAAGGCACGCAGAACCAAGCGGAGGGTGGAGATGGAGAACAGCCACCTAATAAAGACCGCACAATGCAAGACTTATCAGACCAGACAGAAAATAGTCCGGTTATAGATAAGAGCAGAACAGATAAATAATTGATATTGAGCCACAAGGTAGAAAATGCCTTGTGGCTTTTTATATGCCCTAGAGAAAGGGCAATACAAATATCGCAAGAAAGTTGAGAGAACAACAAAAAACGCAGAAAGCAGAGGTAAAAAAAATATGGCAGATGTAATTAACGCAACAACAGAACCAACAACTGACAATGAACCACAGAACGAAGAGCATACACCTAGCGTAGAAGAACTTATGGCACAGCTCGCTAGTGAAAGAGCTGAAAAAGAGAAGTATAAGAACGCTTCCGATAAAGCCAGTTCAGAAGCAGCTAAGTATAAGAAAGAACTTCGCTCGAAGCAGACAGCAGAAGAACAGGAAGCGGAAGCAAAAGCGGAAGCTGAAAAATTGCAGGCTGAAAAGTTCGAGAACATGAGCAAAGAACTTAATCATATGAAAGCTGTCAATGCTTATCAGAAAGTTATAGGTGATGGAAAGGATATTGATTCTTTGATTGAGGCGGTTACAGATGCAGACCATAGCCTTATAGCAACTGTAATTGCTAATGAAGTGCAAAGACAGGTTAAAGAAGCAAAGGCAGAGTGGCTTAAATCAAGACCGGCTATTAATGCAGGCGGTGGAGAAGAAAGCACGATAACACAGGAACAGTTTAACAAGATGAATTACCACGAAAGAGTGGAGTTCAAAAATAAGAATCCAGAACTTTATAAAAAGTTCACAGAGTAGAAAACGGAGGTAAAGAAACTATGCCACAGACTAAGTTAGAAAATTTAGTAGACCCACAAGTAATGGCTGATATGGTATCAGCTAAGTTACCAAAGAAAATTAAGTTTTCGCCTATTGCAAGAGTTGATACAACACTTGTAGGCAGACCGGGAAGCACAATCGTTGTGCCAAAGTATGCTTATATTGGTGACGCAGAAGATGTAGCAGAAGGTGTTGCTATGGGTACAACAGTACTTACAACATCTACAACAGAAGCAAAGGTTAAGAAAGCAGGTAAGGCTGTAGAGCTTACAGATGAATCAGTATTATCTGGTTATGGCGACCCACTTGGTACAGCTATCAATCAGATTGCTATGTCAATCGCTGCAAAAGTTGATAATGACAGCTATGACGCACTTTGCACAGCACCTATTGATTACGATGGAACAGCAGCACCTATCAGCTATTCAGCAGTTGTAGCGGCTAATAGCAAATTTGATGATGAATCTGATTCATCACTTACAAAGATATTATTCATTAACCCAGCACAGGAAGCAACATTACTTAATGACGATGATTTCAAGAGCAATGACAAGTACCCACTTAATGTAATTATGAATGGAACTATCGGTTCTATTGCAGGAGCGCAGGTTGTTAAGTCTAAAAAAGTTAAGCTGGTTAAGTATGAGCTTGATGATTCAACAGGAACAATCAATGTTGTAGCTGATACAACAAGTGAGGATGCAACGAATGTTCACCTTGACACAGCACTTGCACATACGCTTAAGCCAAAGGGCAAAGAAATTAAGGTAGGTAGCAAGTTAAAGTCTGTTACAACAGAGTTCTACGCTTGCCCTATTGTTATCGTGTCAGCAGATGACCCTAACGAGGACGCAGGTGCAGATGGCGCATCAGAGGAAGAGAATGCACTTACAATCTATATGAAGAGAAGCGTTGAGATTGAATCAGACAGAGATATTCTTGCAAAGACAACTGTTATCTCTGGTGATGAACACTATACAGCAGTCTTAAGCAATGATTCAAAGGTTGTTCTTGCTAAGTTTGGAAAGTAAGAGGTGTTTATATGTTATTAAGACGACATAAAATCAACGCCGCAAAGCAGAGCGAAGAAGTAACAGCAGATAATGTAAGACAAGAAGCTGTTTATGGAGATGAGCTTAAGTATGAGGAAGAGCAGGACAAGTTCCCTGCTCAACCTACAAGCGACTACACAAAGACAGATATTAAGCGTATGTCAACAGCGGACTTGCAGACACTTGCCTTAGAACAAGGTATTGAGAACGCAATGGAGCTTACAGGAGCAGAACTTAAAGAACTGTTAATTGAGAAATTAGGGTTATAGGAGCTGAAATTATGGAATACACCACATTAGAGCAAGTTAAAATCAGACTTAAACAATTTCATATTGATACAGTCACAAATGATGATGAAACAACATCTGATGTGGTAGTGTTCGATAACAAAGAAGATAATCCGGTAATCGAACAGCTTATTAAACAGGCTGCAGAAGATGTAAAGGCAAAGAGAAATTATCCAGACAGCTACACAGATGAAATGATAGCTGAAGACTTAAAGAAACACCAAAGTGTCATTGTCAATCTGGCTGTCTATGACCATTCACAGTCTGGTGAAGAATTTATGGAAAGTTTTAGCGAGAATGGTGTGAGCAGAGCTTGGAGAGACAGAGAAAAGCTATTTGTCGGGGTATTTCCATTTGCTAAAGTTTTATAAAGAAGATTGAGCGTGACCATTATGGTTGCAGGCGGCGCACATTAAGCGGTGGTGGGCAGTGCGTCAAAAGGAGATTCAAATGAAAAGTATTTTGATTCAAACTTATCTTGTAGTGCTTCCGATAGTGCTTGGATATATAGTTTGGCTTCTTAAACAGCAAAAGAAAAGCAGGGATGCGAACAGTAAAGGAACAATGCTCCTTTTGCGCGTCCAACTTATTGAATACCATGCAAAGTACACCAGAATCGGAGAAATACCATCATATGCCTATCAAAACTTCTGTGAGATGTATGATGCGTACCATGCGCTAGGTGGAAATGGAATGGTTACGAAAATGAAACATGAGATTGAAGAGATTCATATAGGGAAAGGAGATAAGAGCCATGAGGAATTGGAAGGATTGGACTAAGAAAGCCGGAATCCGAGCAATCAAGACTGTTGCACAGGCGGCGGTTGCCGGAATTGGAACGGCGGCATTTATGGGCGCGGTGGATTGGAAATATGTTCTTTCTGCATCAGTCCTTGCCGGAGTGTTATCACTTCTGACAAGTGTTGCCGGAATCCCGGAGGAAAACACCAATGCTTGACATTAACAAGCAGGAAATGAAGTATTCTCAATCCGGTCAGAGGGTATTCATCCCACAAACTGACGAAAATGGAGATATTGTCTATGAAGGGTACAAGGATTCCGATGGAAACTTTGTACCTTATTTAGATTCCGAAGGCAACAAGATTCCAAAAGGCGAGGAAGTTGAAGGGTTTTCAGAACCTACGACATTCCAAGCCAATATCAGCAATAAGCTGTCGGAAGCCCTTGTGAAAGAATTTGGAATTGATGATAGTACATCATACTGTCAGCTTGTCACGGATAAAGGATATTTGCCACTGAAAGCCGGTGATGTGGTGTGGAAACGTTCGGAAGTCAAGCACACTGATGATGGACTTGTGGATTCAGAAACCGCAGATTACATCGTAAAAGGTGTTGCTGATGAAGGATTGACCACGGATTTGTTCCTTCTTCGGAAGAATATTAAGTAGGTGATTGCATGAAAAAGAAACCTATTTCAATGACACTATCCACTAAGTCCATACAAGACACTATAAAGAAATTAGAGCAGTACCGCGATAGTTTACAGGCTAAATGCGATTTACTTGTTTCTAGGCTTGCACAGGAAGGTCAGACGGTGGCAATAAAACAAATATCGAAATCTCCAATCGGAAACACGATAACGGTAAGGGTAGATAAAGCACCACAGTTAATGACCTCAAACGCGATTCTGATTGCAACCGGAAAAACGGTAACGTCAGAAGATAGAGAACCGTTCTATACTTTGTTGGCGGTAGAGTTTGGAGCCGGTATTTTTTATAACTCCAAAGAGAACCCAAAAGCACCGGAACTTGGATTCGGTGTCGGCACGTATCCGGGGCAAATACACGCTTTTGAAGATGGTTGGTACTATTGGGATGATAAGACCGAAACATGGCGTTATACCCACGGTATCAAAGCCACAATGCCAATGTATAATGCGGAACAACAGATTATTCAACAGTATGTAAAGATTGCAAGGGAGGTATTCGGTGGAAAATGAGTTAAATAGTTGGGCACTTGATTTTGAAGATACCTTATGTTCCCTTTTAAAATCGTACATGGAAAGCAAGGTAAGAGGAATTAAAGTGACGCAAGATGAAGAATCGGGCGGTACCGCAACATTCCCGACACTTTTAGTCAGACAAATCGGTGGCACAGAAGCCGGACGAACCAATGAAGCAAAGACAATCAATGCAATTCGCCCAACTTTTCAGATCACAATTACAAACAAAGGCTCAAGAAAAGCAACTAAGGACATCGCAGCATATGCGGTGTCTTTTTTTAAGCAACAAATGTTTGAGGTATCAAATGTAATCCAAACAATTTCCAAGCAAGTGCGAACGGTTACATTCCGTGCAACTCGCGTAATTGGAAACATTGAGCATTTAGATCAGCTATAAGCAGAAAGGAAGTAGAAAATATGGCATCAACAAGTTATAAAACGCGTGTCATTGTAAAAGAGCACACGGAAAAACAGGCCGATTTTGCAGGAACATACAATCTTTTGGTTGCGGCTAAGTCAGTTCCAAGCCCTGCATCACCGCCAAACACAGTTGAGTCAACCACGATGGAAGATGACCAGCAGACCTTTGAAAAAGGAATTAAGACTTCTGATTCAAGAGAAATCACAGGAAACCTTGAAAAAGAATATCTTTCAAAGGTGGATGGATATGGAGATAAAAAACTTGATATTATCCATCTGTACGGAACTGACGGTATTGGTGGCGTAGCGAAGTACGCATATGTAGGAACTGCAACAGCAACACCTAACGATGTAGGTGGAAACGATGAAATCCTTGAAATGACGGTAACAGTTATTCCAAGTACAGCATCAGAGCTTGTTACAGATAAGCTGACTGTCGTTGATAACAACGATGGCACATTTACCGTAACAGTGGTGGGGTAAAAAGCCTATCGGACGAGCAATCGACCGCACCGGTAGGCGAGGATGAACGGTCGATCGCAGAACTTGAAGCAATGAGATAAGCAACAATGGGGCGGTGGCAACACTGTCCCTTGCCAATATAGGGCAGAAAGGCAAGGTAAAACATGAAAGTTAAATTAGGTGGAAAAGAATATACAATTCAGTTTGCAACAAGACCATCGTTAAAATCACATATCTTACAGGATATTATGAAGACACAGGATATGGAAGATATTTCCTCTATGGAAGATATTCTTCTTGAAACACTTCCTAAGACACTTCTTGTGGGATTGCAGATGCATCACAATGAAGAATTTGGATATGATTACAAAACAAACGATGGTTACGATGAGAAGCTTGAGAAGGTGTCTGACATTCTCTATGATGCGATTGATACAAACGAGATTAACTGCATGGATTTATTTGCTGATATGCAGGAGGAAATGATGACAAACGGTTTTTTAGCGCAGATGATGGAGTCATTGGAGAAAGCACAGGAGCAGGAGCAGGAGAAGAAAAAGACCCCATCCAAAGCGAAAGCCAAGAATTAACATGGGAATATTACGTTGCGGAAATCCGTCCGTTTTACCTTATGGCAACGAAAGGCTACGGATTTTCCGTTGATGATATAGATATGATGAATCCAGAGTTGCTTAAGCCTTATGTGGATGCATATAAGGCAGAATGGAAGCAACGCGACATGGAAATGTATATGTGGTTCGGCAGATATGCAACGTCAGCACTTGTGACCGCAATAGATGCGACATTCGGCAAGGGCAATAGTAAGTACGTGAAAGAAACTTGCTATGATTCCATCGAAAAGCATAATACGGACGATCCCGATGCAGAGATACGAGAAATGCTTAAGGCAGAAGAAGCATGGGCGGCTGAATCAAGGAAATCACATTTACCAAAGCCAAAGATAGTTTAAGAAAAGAGGTATTACCATGGCAGTAATTATCGGAAGTGCGCGGCACGATGAACACGGCAACTGCTATTCTGGTGGAAAAGCCGGAGACCAGACCGGACAGGAAGTGTCTACGCAGAAGTTTTACAACCATTCTAAGGGATGGAATGTGTTAAGAGCAAAGGATAATAAGGTTGCGGAGAAGTTAGCTGAAGCTATGAAGATTGCGTGTGGCAACAAAAACATCGGCTATGACCAATCGGAACGCTACGGAGTCATTAAACATGGCATTAGCGCAAAGGTTAAGACGGAATGCGATTGTTCTTCTCTTGTACGCGCTTGTATTATCCATGCATTCGGGAAGGATGTAGGAGATTTCAATACTGCAAACGAAAGAATCATTCTTTTGAAATCCGGCTTGTTTACCGATGCTGGTTCTTACCGAATCGGAGAACTGCTTTACAACGGGGACATTCTTGTGACGCGTACAAAAGGTCACACTGCAATCGTTGTAAGTGGAGCAAAGAAAAATGCAAGCAAGTATTATTCGATGTATACCGGAAAATCTGGATCAATCGTTGAAGCATTAAAAGCGGTTGGGGAAGATGATGTGTCAAAAGAACATCGCGCGGAAATCGCAAAAAAGAACGGATTTTCCAATTTTAAGTTTACATCAGAGGAAAATTCAAAAATGATTTCTCTTCTGAAAAAGGGAAAACTGAAAAAGTAATTCAAGGGCGGTAGGGGTCAAATCTTACCGTCTTTTTCTAAAACTACATAAAGGAGGTGGAACTGTTGGAATTAGAAACCTTAGAGGTCAAGATTCAAGCACAGGCAAGACAGGCTAATGGTCAGATTGATGCGCTGATAACAAGGTTGGGAAAGCTATCTTCATCTTTGCAAGGCATAGATTCTAGTGGAATTAACCGGTTATCAACCGGAGTAAACCGATTGTCAAACTCAATGAGTGCCATGCGCAGTGTTGATTCAAGGTCGTTCTCGACTCTTGCAAGAAACATCAAAACACTTAGCAATATTGACACAGGAAAGATCAATGCAGCAGCCGGAGCGATGCGACAGATTTCAAAGTCGGTAAGCTCATTTTCCGGTATGTCAAAATCGGTGCAAGGGTTATCGGAATTAGCCGTAGGAATCAAACAGCTTGGCTATACAAGCTCAACAAAGGCTATCGAGAATATCCCGAAACTTGCCACGGCAATGCGACAGCTTATGTCCGAACTGTCGAAAGCCCCTAGCGTAAGCCGGAATATTATTGACATGACAAATGCATTGGCAAAATTATCACGTACCGGTGGAGCGGCAGGAACTGCGGCAAAAAGCATCACAAGCTCATTTAGTGGATTTAGTTCAAGTGCATCCGCGGTAACAAAGAAGTCATTTTCTCTTGCATCTGCAATCGGAAAAGTGTATGCAACTTACTGGACTTTGTTTCGCGGATTTAGGCTACTTGGAGACGCTATTGACATATCATCCTCACTGACAGAGGTTGAGAACGTTGTAAGGCAGACATTCGGGCAGTATGAAAGTCTAATTAACAATTTTGCAAAAACATCAATTGAAAAATTCGGTATGTCTGAATTGTCTGCGAAACAGTTCGCAAGCCGTTTCCAAGCAATGGGAACCGCCCTTGATATTCCGCAAGGGCAGATGGCAAAAATGTCTATCCGGTTGACAGAATTAGCCGGAGATATGGCATCATTCTACGATGTGAGCCAAGAAGATATTGCCAAGAGTTTGCAATCTGTATTTTCCGGTACTACGGCACCTATGCGGCGTTATGGTATCGACTTGACACAGGCAACATTAAAGGAATGGGCATTAAAGCAAGGACTTGATGCGAACATTTCCTCAATGACGCAGGCTCAAAAAGCCATGTTGCGTTATCAGTATGTGCTTGCGCATACAACCAATATTACCGGAGACTTTGCCAGAACAGCCGATAAACGAAACTTTTGTTTCATGTGTCGCGCGGCATAGCAATATGTCGATGAAAAATCGGGTAAAATCGGTGAAGGCTAAGTTGACTTAGCACGAACATTTTTGTATAATATGTTTGAGGTGATTTAATGCGAACATATTATATCTACAAAGCAACAAATAAAATAAACGGAAAATCTTATGTCGGTCAAACTTGTGATTTTCATAGCAGAGTGTGGCAACATCAAAGGTGCTACGAAAAAGAAGATTGCGACTTTCATAGAGCAATTAAAGAATTCGGGTTTGACAACTTCTCATGGGAAATCATCGAAACGTGTGAAAGCGAAGATGGAGCCTGTGAGTTGGAAAAGTATTACATTGAAAAATTTAACACCTATCGAGATGGCTATAATATGACCAAAGGTGGGAAAGGCGCGCCGTATCATAACGCCAGGGCAGTTGTTTTGCTGACGCTTGACGGACGGTACATTAAGCGTTATGATAGTGCAATGGATGCAGAAATTGACGGATTTAATAATACGGATGTTCTGCTTAATTGTAAAGGAAAAAGGCGGCAGACAAAGGGCTATATGTTCATGTTTGAGGATGAGTATGAATCAAACGGAGCGAAAACCTATAGAAAGCCGGAACCTAACGGAATGAGAAGCATTATTCAATGTGATATGGAAGGAAATTTTATACAGAAATTTAAAAGTTTGCAGGAGGCGGCTAGGATTACCGGAGCAAATAGAACAACTATTTCCGGTGTGCTTTCAAATACCTATAAGTCGGCAAATGGATATATTTTTGTATACGAAGAAGATTTTCCAATAAAAGATTTGAGCATCTATAAAAAGCGCAAAAAAGGAAGAAAAATTGCGCAAGTGGATGCGAAAACCAGAGAGATTATAAGAGTGTTCGATAGAATATCCGAAGCAGGGGAATCTCTTGGAGTTAATTACAAAGCAATACATAATGTAATTGACCAAGAGGGGCGAACTGCTTATGGCTATAAGTGGATAAGTCAATAAGCTAATACCGAGATAAGGCTATAAAATAAAAGTTATAGCACATTGTAGAGCGTAGGGATTGAACCTATGCTCTTTTCTTATGGAAAGAGTGTAGAATATAATATCCCCAAGAGTATCCGACAGCCACAATGCTGTGGTTGAAAATGTACGCCGAACTTATGGGAAACCATAAGAAGTAGAGGATAAAAAGCCTTTACGATAACATATTGACATGGCATAACCAGATAACCATGCTTAAAGAGAACTTCAAAGCACTTGGAGCGGTTGTTGGTGGTGGTTTAATCAATGCATTTAAGCCATTTATCAAGGTACTTAATGCAGTTCTGCAGAAGGTGATTTCTTTTGCGGAAATGGTAACAAATGCTTTAGGTTCAATCTTTGGATGGAGGTATGAAGCAAGCAAAGGGGCGGGAATCAGCGGTCTTGCTGATGATATTGGAAGCGCATCTGACGGCATGGACGATTTAAGTAATGCCGCAGGAAGCGCAGGGAAAAACACGGGTGGTATCGCAAAAAATGCCAAGAAAGCAAAAAAGGAAATCCAACAGGCAACTCGTGCATTTGATGAATTAAAGGTTATTTCAAAGCAGAGTAAAGATAATACTTCCGGTTCTGGAAGTGGTGGAAGTGGTGGCGGTTCTGGTTCCGGTGGTTCTGGTGGTGGGGATACCGGAAAACTAGTTCAGACCGACACGATTTTTAAGAAATTCAAAAGCGACATCAAAGACCTTGAAGGACTTGGAAAAGCAATATCCGGTTCCCTTATCAATGCAATGCGAGGTATCAAGTGGGATGAAGTATACGCCAAAGCATCCGGCTTCGGTAGTGGACTTGCAAAATTCCTTAATGGGCTATTTGAGGGTCAGAAAGGTACAACGCTTTTCGGAGAAACCGGAAAACTGATTGCAAATTCATTAAACACGGTGCTTCATGGTTTAGATTCATTCGGCACGACATTTAATTGGAAACAATTTGGAAATTCAATCGCAGACGGAATCAACAAGTTTTTCCAAAACTTTGACTTTGCATTATTGGCTCAAACACTTAATTCGTGGGCGCAAGGCGCGTTTGATGCAGTTACGACAGCATTAAGTAAAATTTCCTGGAAAGATGTTTGGAAAGGCGTCAAGGAGTTTTTAAGCAACTTAGACGTAAAAACAGTTGCAATTATCATCGGTGCGTTGACTATTAAGAAAATTTTAGGACTACATTTAGCAAAAGCCGCACTTGATATAATCGGAACTTCCATTTCAAAAGCAATAGCGTCTTCTATTGCATCTAAATTAGGTGTTGGAATTGCGGCAAACCAAGGAATTGGCGCAGCTTTGTCTACCGCATTATCCGGAAAAATAACGACGGCATTTGCGACGGTTGGAACAACCATTTCGGCAGGATTTAAGGCTTTGTTTGGAAGTAAAGCGGCAGAAGGTGCGCTTGCATTTATAAGCCCTGTTGCAAAAGCAATAACCGGAATAGGCTCCGTTGCGATTGGTGCATTTACTGCAATATCAAACTTTGTGACCATGTTAAAGAACGGATTCAGTTGGCTTAATGAAGCGCTTATGCTTGTCGGAGTTACGATTACGGCAGTCGGAGCGGTTATCTTAGGGGTAGCGGCAGCACCGGCAGCTATTATCGCAGGAATAGTAGCTGCTGTTGCAACGGCAACTGTAGTAGTCAAGGATCATTGGAAAGAAATAAAAGGAATTTTCTCAAAAGCCGGAGATTGGTTTAATACTAATGTGATTAAGCCAATAAGCGGATTTTTTGAGGGATTATGGAAATCCGTTTCCGGTTTTTTCTCTTCTTTATGGAAAGATATATCCGGTGTATGGAAAACAGTTTCTGGATGGTTCAATACTAATGTTATAACTCCTATTGTTTCATTTTTCCAAGGATTTTCGAAAAGAGTTGGTCAAATCTTTCAAGGATTGTGGATCATTGTCAAGGCTGTATGGATTGTTGTTTCTGATTGGTTTAAATCAAAGGTAATAGAGCCAATAAAGAAGAATTTTGAATTATTGAAATCGGCAGTATCAACCGCATTTAAGGTTCTATGGACAACTGTGAAATCGGTATGGGCTGTGGTTTCCGGTTGGTTTAAGGAGCATGTTACAACACCTATTAAGAATGCTTTTAGTTCAGCAAAAGAATCTATTCAGAAAGCATTTAGCGCGGCAAAAACAGCGGTAACCGGGGCGTGGAACAGTGTTTCTAGTTGGTTTAAAGAACATGTAACCACCCCGATAAAAAATGCTTTCTCGAAGATGAAAGAAAGTGTAGCTAAAATATTCAGCAAATTATGGAATAGCGTGAAAAGTGGCGTTGCCGGGGCAATGAACACCGTAATTTCAAGAATTGAAACAGCAATAAATTCATTGATCGGTGGAGTGAATACCGTTTTGAGAGGGTTCAACAGTGTTGTTTCTGCGGCGGCTAAAGTAGCAAAGGTAAAGTGGAGCGGAGTCGATCTTGTGCCGAAAGTGAGCCTACCTAAAGTAAAGGCTTATGCAACGGGTGGTTTCATGGATAAATATAGCATAGCAACGGTTGGAGAAAACGGTCTTCCGGAACTTATGGGAACGGTCGGAGGTAAGCCGGCGGTTGCAGGAAGCCAAGAGATTACCGGAATCAAAGATGCCATCAATTCAACATCTGCGCAAGAGGTTTCCTTACTGCGACAACAAAATCAGTTATTACAAGCTATTTTACAGAAAAATTTCGGAATTACTACAAACGACATAGGAAAAGCTGCAAGGGATTATGGTAGAGAACATTACAATCGAACCGGAGACAATGTATATGTTTTTTAGTGACTTCTATAATAGAACGTGATATAATTCTAAATAAATCATATCACAAGAAAGGAGTCATTATGAGAAACACAAAAAAATTATTAGTAGCGATGGGATTGGCATTTGCCGTTTTGATTTCGGCTATGCCAATCCAAAATGCAAATGGGGAACAGATTGTTGCACAGGCGGCAACTATCAAATTAAGCAGAAAGACTCTTAATTTAAAAATTGGAGAATCCGCAACATTAAAGATAAGCGGAATGAGGAAAACTGCTAAATGGAGTAGTGGCAATAAATATGTTGCTTCTGTAAACAAGTCTGGAAAAGTTCTGGCGGTTGGAGAAGGAACAACGTACGTAAAAGCAAAAATTGCAAAGAAAACGCTTTCTTGCAAAGTTACCGTCACTTCTTCCTTTAATGCGAACAAGGTAAAGAAAAACATCTCAATTGAATACCAAGATAGTGGTCATGGAGTTGTTGCTATCTTGAAAAACAACAACAAGGTAAATGTTGATCTGGACGCAAAACTTGTATACTACAAAAACGGTAAAATGCTGGATAGCAAAAGCGATTGTAACAGAGCTTTTGAATCCGGTAAGGAATGTGTTCTTTATTTTGACGCACCGAGCGATTCTGATTATAACGATGTTTCTTATGATAACTATAAAATGTCGTTGAGTGTTGATGAAGCAACAAATGCTGTTTGTGATGTTCGCAATATAATGGTTCAATCGGACATTGGAGCAGATAATGTTACGGTTGAAGCTACAAACGATTCCGGAAAAGATTTTTCATTTGTGAAAATTTCTTGCTTAATGTATGATGCATCTGGCAACTTGATCAAATATGATTATCATTATGCAGAATGTGAAAAGAACGGAGACACCGATTATTTCTCGTTTAGTTTTCCGTACGATTCAAATTACGATACGATCTATCCGAGCAGTTATAAGATATATGTTGATGAAGCATATACATATACTTGGTTACAATAAAAATTGAAAGATAAATGATACTTAAGCCGTGGAAACACGGCTTATTTTAATTCCAAAATCGGATTGACACAAAATCAAAAATAGTCTATCCTTATTACTAAGGAAACAACCTTATCCGTGAAGAAGCGGATTACTTACTTGAACGCCATACTGTACGAAAGAGGAAACCAATGTGATTTCACAACCGGTTTCCTCTTTTTTATTCAGATAAAAATGTATGGAGGTAGACACGAATGAAAAAATCACAACTTATGCTTAAGATTCAAAACAGCATTGAGGTATTTGAGAATCCAATATTCGGACAGATTAGAATGGTCATGGTCGATGATGAACCATGGTTTGTTGGAAAGGATATATGCGAAGTATTCGGAGATACGAATTACAGAAGAAGCCTTTCAAATATTGATGATTCTGATAAGGGTGTGTCACAAATTGATACTCCCGGTGGAAAACAAAGAATGACGGTTGTTAATGAAAGCGGTTTGTATTCCTTGCTCTTTCAGATGCAACCACAGAAAGCAAAGGGTGTGTCACAAAACGACTCCCTTATAAACGAAAGAAAAGAAAAACTTCATAAGTTCAAACGTTGGGTAACATCCGAGGTTCTCCCTACAATCCGTAAAACAGGTGGGTATGTCAATAATGATGAATTATTTATTTCCACTTACCTGCCGTATGCAGATGAAAACACTAAGCTGATATTTTCACAGACATTAAAAACTGTTAGAGAGCAGAACGAAACCATTAAAAGGCAGCAGAAAGAAATCATCCATAAAGAAGATGTTATTATCGGACTCGTTGATGATATTGACTTGGCAACTAAGAGACAGCGGATAACGCAGATTGTCCGTTTCGGTGCCGATGGAAAGTATCAAGAACGCTATTCATTGCTTTATGGAGAATTTGAAAGGAAATATCACTGCAACCTTAAATCAAGGATGGAAGGGTGTACACTCAAACCGAAAGTAAGAAACAAGATGGATTATATCGACAGGGAAATGGGAATGATTCCGCAGTTGTACGAAATCGCTTGCAAACTTTTTGAAAACGATGTAGAAAAGCTGAAATCTGAATGGGAATCAGTAGTAGCTTAAAATTTAATTAAATGGATAGCATCTACCAAAACGGTAGGTGCTATTTTTATACCCATTTTTAGGAGGTAAACGATGGGATATGGCGGATATTTAGTAAAGTTTGGGAATTATACCATACCGAACAATTTAATAAAGCAGGACACGTTTAGTTCCTATGTAAATATGCAGGACAAAGACCCTTGGACGGATGAAAACGGATATGAGCATCGTGATGCCGTGGAACTGAAAGCCTTAAAGGTCGAGTTTGAAACCAAAGCCATGCTGACCGAAAAGCAGTTTGATGATTTTTGGAAAAATATTGAAAAGAACTATACCAAGGCAAAGGAGCGCGGTGGCTATATCACGGCATACGTGCCGGAGAAACGTGGATATGTGACGCAGTACGGATATATCGCAGATATTCAGCCTACGTTCTATTCTGTGGCACATGGGAAGATTAAGTATGACGCAATCAAGTTTTCATTTATAGGCGGTGTGTATGATAAATAGTAGTTTGAAAGAAAAGTATTGGGATTCCTCGACAGATAAGCAGATGGTCATATCTGTTGTTGGAACGAACCAGAAGATAGACAATTCGATGCTTGAAATCGGTACGTTTGCGCTTGAAGAAAGTCTTTGTTCAGAGTCTGAATTAAAGTTTGGAGCGTGCGAAGCGAATTGTGTAAAATTCACAGCACGAAACACCGCAGGAAACATTATCGGAAAGACAATCTCTATCGAAGAAACGATTGACGGAGATAGCGAAAATCCGATGCCATACGGAGTTTTTAAGGTTGCATCCGATGTTCCTACGGCCGACCGCACAAAACGGCAGATTACGGCATATGACGCAATGTATGACATTATCAATACAGATGTAAAGTCTTGGTATGCAGGACTTAGCTTTCCAATGACACTTAAACAGTTCCGTAATAGCTTTTTTGCACATCTTGGAATTTCGCAAGTTGAAACAAGCCTTGTCAATGATTCCATGACGGTCAATAAGACGCTTGTAGCCACACAGACGGACGATTCAAGTGCAGTCACAGAAGAATCCGCTATCAGCGGAAAAACCGTTGTAACGGCAATATGCGAGATTAACGGATGCTTTGGAAATATCAACCGACAGGGCAAGTTTGAATATGTCTTTCTAAAAGCAATCACAAGCGCACTTTATCCGGCAGAAGATTTGTTTCCGGCAGACAATTTATTTCCGTCTGATGCAAACACAGAGTCCATGACCGGGCACTATATCACGTTTGATTATGAGGACTTCCAAAGCAAGGCAATCACACAGCTTGAAATCAAGACAAGTGAAGATAATGCCGGGGCTATTGTTGGAACTGCCGGAAACAACTATTCGATTACAGGAAACTTTCTTGTATCAGACAAGACCGGAGCGGAGCTGGAACAGATTACAAATAACCTATTGCCTATTATGGCACAGGCGGCATACACACCGATTAAAAGTTGCACCTGTGTCGGAAATCCATGTCTGACACTTGGGGAACCAATCCGATTCAATACCACGAGAGAGATTGTTGAAACGTATCTATTGCAACGCACCCTAACCGGAGTACAAAGCAAGAGAGATTCAATCTCGGCACAGGGAACGCAGACGCACTCTGCAAAGGTCAATTCTATCAGAGACACGATTGAAAGCGTGGAAAGACGTACCGGAAAGCTAGAGAGGAACGCAGACCATCTTCAATCCACTTATGAGGATTTAGAGGAACAGACAAATACCAAGTTTGAGCAGACCGCAAAAAGCATTGTCGCAGAAGTCAATCGTGCGCAAAAGGCAGAGGGTGCATTGGACGCGTCCTTGGAATTAAAGTTAGGCAGAGATGAGAACGATCAAGTTATTTCGATGATCAATGCAAGCGCTGACCAGATTATGCTTCGTGGAAACAGGCTCATAATTGAAAGTAATAACTTCCAGCTTGACGGGAATGGACGAGTGTCAATTATTGATTCTCTGAATTTTATTGCAACGTCTCTTGGCGATGACATTGTAATTATTGGACTCGATGCAAGAGGAAGGCCAATGCTGCAAAACATACGCATTGACCTAAACTCTGTAACAGATCAAAATGGGGAAGCCATAGGGGATCATGCAAGTACGGCTGATCATGCGACAACCGCAGACTCTGCAACAACTGCAGAAAGTGCAAGGCAGTGTATAATGGCATCAACCGCGCATTATTTGCAAGGTATTGGACTATCCGATTATGTACGAATTTCAGACAACGGAAATTTAATCCCAAGTTCTAGTTCTGTGTACTGTGGAACTAACCCCAATCCATTTGCCGGAGGGTATTCTTCCGGTGGTTGGAAAACAACGTCTGATGGCAGAAAGAAAAAGGATTTTCGAAAACTGTTAGAGGATGATCGGTTTGAGAGATTTTTTGAGTTGCTGCAACCGATGGAATATCGGCTCATAGAAAATGATGAGAAAATGCACATAGGATTTGTTGCACAGGATGTTGAACAGGCAATGACGGATTGTGGAATATCTGAAAATGAGTTTTACGGACTGGAACATGCGGTATTCTCCGAAAAAGATTTTGAATCTAATGAGGAGTGGGAAAAATTCTTAGAGCAGAATGGTGGCGAAAATGATATGTATACATTGTGCTACCAAGAGTTTATCGCTTTAAATACTGTCATGATACAGAAACTGCAGAACAGATGTAACGATTTTGAACGCAGACTATCCGCGTTAGAAAGGAAGTGATTAGATGGCATATCAGAAAATCTATAGCCGCGAATATTGGGAGAACCTTCCAAGCGAAAAGACCGCAATTAATCGAAATAGGCTGAACAACATAGAGGGCGGCATTGATGCAATCGACGATCGTGTGTGCGCACTCGACACCACGAAAGTTGACTTGACCAAGGCTAACGAACTTGTAAAGGAAATCCTTTGGGATGAATCCAACGGTACGCTGACTGTGGTAAAGATGAATGGTTCCAAGGCTATGATTGATACCAAGCTGGAAAAACTGGCGGTAAACTTCAAGTATGATCCGGAAAGTCAGCAGTTGGTAATCACGCTTGACGATGGCACGGCGCAGAACGTGGACTTATCCGCGCTGATCACGCAGTATGAGTTCTTAGAGGGTGACGAGATTGCATTTGAGGTCACTTCTGATGGAAAAGTCAAGCCGATGATTAAGGGCGGCTCAATAACTGAGGATAAGTTGCAACCGAATTTCTTGGCGGATATTAAGGTAGAATCTGCCAAGGCGGTAGCATCTGCCAAAAGCGCAAAAGAGTCCGAAACCAAGGCGGCAACATCTGCCACAGATGCCAAGGACAGCGCAGACAGGGCGCAGGAAATCGAAAACGAGATTAACAAGAAACTCACGATGGCAGAATTTGACGTGAATGAGGATGGGGAGTTGATTTACACGGACAATGCAGCATATAACTTTGTCGTTGACAATGACGGAAATTTAAACTGGGAGGTGGCTTAAATGGCTATAGCAGGAAGAGTAGCAATTGTGCCAAAGGGCGATTGGAGCGCAGATGCTACATATAAGAGATTGGATGCAGTGACTTATAACAATACGCTTTATTTCGCGAAAAAAGAAGTTCCGGTAGGAACGGCAACAAGCAATACGGAATATTGGTCGAAATCGATTGTGGGTGGTGCTGGTGGTGTTGCTACGGCTGATGAAGCCGGTGTGGTAAAGCCAGCAGATGGACTTACAGTTGCGGAAGATGGAACCCTTAAGGTCAGCATTGATGGAACAACACTCACAATGGATCAGGTCAACAATGTTATCAAGTTGGCTGACACTTTAAAAGATAAAATCAATGGTGCGTTCCCAGCTGCAAACTTAATCAACAACCTTACCACTACAGAAGCGGGATTCGGGCTGGATGCCCGACAGGGAAAGGCTTTGGATGATAAAATCACTGAAATAAACGGCAGTTTAAATCACTTTAAGGCATTTATTTTTGATAGTATAAAATTACT